GCCTAACTTAAAAACTATCTTAGCTTTCGGAAAATGTTCACGTAACGAATTTAAAAAGATACGTACAGCTTCAAATTCTTCATGTACTTTACGTTGTCTCCAATCGGGTTGATGTCTGCTAATCCCAGCAAAATCCAAAATGTCCCCATTGATTAAAATACAATTTACTTTTTTCTCTTTACCATAATTTATTGCTTTTTGAATAGCTTCATTATCTTGATAAGGTATATGTAAATCTGAAATAATTAATGTTTTTGATTGCGAAATAATATAAGGTTCAAAGCCATCCGCATAGGATTCAGGCATTATAAACTCAATGTTTTGATCTAAGAACTCTCTAGTTGCTAATTGTGATTTAGTTTTTTCACCTTTTTGTCCACGATAATATCTTAAACAACTTCTAACAGCATCAACACTAGTAAATTGTTTATTGTTTTCTGCATAGATTTTTTTAGCCAAAGTTAAAGATGGTAGCTTTGGGAACTTAGTCAGATAGGATTTAATTAAATTACTTACAAATGCATTTTTCATTATTTTTTTATTTTAAGTTTATAATTTTTTGCTAAGGTAATTAATTCATCTTTGGTAAATTTATAAGATCGTGACGAATCAGCCATATCTTCAAGTTCCTGTACTTTATTTATTCCTATTCTCTTTACTAAATTTTTGCGATATTCGATAAGGTTACCAGCTAATTGTAGGTTACAATAAGAACATTGTTTGTGAACATTATCCTCATTAAATATTAGTTTAGTATATATTTCAGCTTTCAAATAGTGTCCAGCATCCCACTTAGCATCGGACTTATTACAGCTAATACAAGGTAGGTCTTTGTCACGTTGTCGAATATATATTTGAAAACTTACACGTGCTAAATTTCGCAACTGGATTAAACTTTGGCTATCTACTTTCATTTGCTTAACTCTCTTATTCACTTCCTTTTCTGAGTTAAATTCCATTGAGCAGATAGCCGAACAAACAACTTGCAAGGTATTGAATGGTTTATAAAATTCGCCACATTGCTTACATTGTTTAAGTTTAATTTTCATTTTGTTTTCTATGTTTATTTTTCTAATGTTAAAAATTTATTTACCTCTTTTTTATCATTTAAATAATAAATTTGTTCTGTTACATAGCAATAAACACTAATGTTATCATACGGCTTATTACCTCTTATAAGTACAACTTGAACTTTCCATCCTTCAAAAAGTTTAGGATTGTTATTTATTACAGATGCAAATTTACCCAATCTTTTTAACGCTTTATCTTGCTGGTCTCCAACACTTTCTTTTTCGTGTTTATACTCTGCAAGTCTAACTATTTTTCTTGATGCTTTAACTTGCAATAAATCTAAATCAATAGATGTCATTATTTTTGGAAGTTTAGTTCCTATGTATTCATTTAATTCTGAATTAAAATAGTTTCCTAATTTTTCCATTCTGATATTCTTTGTTTACATACGTTATAACTTTTTTCGTCTATTTCAGCAGCAATTATATTCCTATTTAATTTTAAAGCAGCTATAATTGTTGTGCCTCCTCCAGCAAAAGGATCTATAATTACATCACCTTCTACAGTAAAATTATCAATTAAATGTTTTAATTCAAGTTCTGCTTGTTGCCATTTGTGGTGCATTTTTTCCATACCTGTACCCATAATAAAATCATCAAATGGTTTATCTAATTTTTTAAATACATTTTGAAAAACAAGTATAGGTTTCCATCCACAAAAAAGATTTCGTCCATTTATTAATTGTCTATTACCTGTATGAATTAAAGAAAATGTCCAATAATAATTTAAATGTTCATTCATTCGTTTTATCACTTCAGGTAAATTCATTTGTCCTGAATATGCAATACAAAAACCATTTATCTTTAATACACGTTTTGCAAATCTTGATAATTTACTCCAACATTCAATAAATTCAATAGGATAAGGAGGATCGGTTATAATACAATCTATACTTCCATCAGGTATATCTTTAAAAACCTTTTCAAAATCACCTAATCTAAAGTCAATATCAATAGTTTTTGTTTTACCAATTTCAGCAAGTTTATTGCGTTGAATAATTTTATCTTCACGCTTAGCTTCTTTTTTAACTTCAATAAAAGTTTTTTGCCCGCTCCATATTTCTGCTGCCAGTTCAGGCTTTTCTACTTGCAGCTTTTCAAATTGTTTTGCTGTTGTGGCATAATTTTTAACAGTCCTTTCGCTTATGGAGTATTCATCTGCAAGTTTTTCGGCTGTATTTGGTGAAGTGCAAACTTTGCCTATCACCAACTTTGTATATTGGTTACCAATTTTATCTTCTTTAGCTTTCTTCTCCCTATTATATCTCCGCCCAATCAATATCTGACGTTGGTCTGTTGTAACGTTGCGCCTTGAAAGCTGGTTAAAGTCCATCCAGTCCTTAACTTGTTCAATGTCATCAAATTCTTTGTTTACCGTTTTAAAGTCGATATTGTTTTTAATACATATCTCATAACGGTTATGTCCATCAATCAATATATCGTTCCACACTACTAAAGCATCTCTACAACCATCGGTTAAAATGCTTTTCTCTAAATTAGAATACTCATCACTCGTAAGTGGAAATATTAAATCTCTTAATTCTTCTTTTATTTCTATCATAAATTATTTAAGTAAGTTCTACATTCTTTTATTCTCGAGTACATTGATTCTATTACTTGATTATCTTTTTTAATGTGAAATTCTTTTATTCTTTTTGCTATCGGAATATTACTGTAACTGTGATTACGTTCAATTTCTTCTACAGCTAATAAGTATTCAGGATTCTCACTATCAATCATTCCCATCTTCCAACTTAATCTTCTTTTTTCATCCTCAACTAACTGAGTTGGTGTGTCAATTAATACATAAGCTAAACATGCATCTTCTAATCCTGTTAATTCCATGTAGGCCTGGAGCTGATAAAAGTATCCTTTAGTCGGGATCTCGGTGTCAAAATGTGGGAATGTATAAATGTCCCAGCTACTTTTAATATCAATTACGTTATCGGAAACAATATCAGGAGTTCCGCTTAAAAAGTCATTGGTATACCATTGTTCGTTCTTTGTGTAAAATCCACCTTTAAAAACTGAATAGGTACTAATTGCGATATCCTCAACTTCTAATCCTTTCTCAACATATTTATTAGTAAATTCCTTTCGGATGCCATAAGTTTTTTCGATAAACAAAGTCTTTAAATACGATTTACAGGTCTCACCCATTTCGTTTTTGGCTCGGCCATTAGTCATGATTTGACCAATAGCCGATGCTCTGAATTTTAAATCGTTAAACATTTATCAATGCAAGTTTAAGAACGTTTGATTGTGGACCGCTAATAGTATAGTTCTCCATTGCTTCCTTTACTTTATCGGACTTACCTTCTTGAATAGCAGTAATCATTTTCTTTAAAGTTTCGGGAGTTAGCATTGGTTTACTTTCTTGCTTAGGTTTTACACTTGCATCGTTCCCATCATCATCAGTTGATTCTAAAGCTAATAACGAACTAATGTTATATCTTCTAAAGTAGGTAACCGCTGAACCAAGTTGTTGAGGGTTTAAACCGCTAGGCATACTTATCGAACTGCTAACTGATTCTCCTGTTTCGGCACAAGTAATAACAGTTGTAACTAGATCATGATTAATTGGCTGTAGAATGATTAAACCAAGTTCTGATAGCAATGGCTTAACTTCTGCTAAGATGTCGTTTAAAGTAGTGTATGAGCTTTTAAAGTGTGGATTTTTACCATCCTTCTTAATAGCATTTACTTTGCTTTGAAATTGTAATAACTTTGAATTGAGGTTAGGAGTTTTCATGATTTCTTTTTGGGGTTTTAGAATGGTTGATTTATTTTTTCTTTTATATATTTTTCGTGTTCTGCTTTTGTGTCTAAAAGTATATTATTTATGGTCCTGTACATTTTTCTTTCTTCATCATAAATTAAATATCTATGTGCCATCATATGTTCTTTAGGTGTTAAATAAAATATATCAATAAAATGTTCTTCATTATAAGACCAGTGATGCGCATGAAACCCTTTTTTAATTAGTTTCCTACAATTATAAGTAGCTTTATGTTTTTCGGGAAACCTTATATAATGATTTTCTCCATCTTTATATTTTACTTTCCTTTCAAATAAAGCAGTAGAATATAATCTCTTATATTTTTCTCTACCTCTTATTCTTTCTTTTTCAATGAACTCTTTTGAAGTTTCTTTTATTTTTCTTTTAGTTTTACACTTTTCTTTCCAGCATACAATACATTCATTTCTATATTTAGAACAATCTTTTCTAAAATAAAATTCAGTTTCTTGCTTTTCTTTTTTACAATTTTTACAATTTTTCATTTAATATAATTATTAGGTAATGGTAAAGGTAATGGAAAAATACCAATATACCAAATAAATTATTAAAATTGATCAGATGAATGTTTATCTGAATTAAAAACTGTACGGCCGTTACCGATGTAGCTTGCCTTAACTTTGGCTGCTCGTTCTTCTTTTGTTTGTCCTGTAGTTATGGATGCATCTTGCCCATACTGATTAGGTTGGTCGTTTAGGATAATACTAATGTCATAGTATTCGGCTCCGTTCTTACCTGGTTTGATTCTTGACTTATCTAACTTAGTTAAGTCGATTGATGCTGCGATGATTTTGCTCATGATTTATTTGGGTTTATTGGTTTATATTTTTTGTTCTAAAATGTCAAGTAAGTAGTTTAATTTTTCCTCATCTGTAAACTCATTTTCTTTAGCAACAAGCTCCACATATCGAATGGCTTCATCTTTAAAGATATAACGATGCTCAGGGTAATTAATATCTAATACTAATAACTCATTAGGATACCAGTGTTCGGTTAGCCAACATTGATTGTAACTTCCGCTGGTGTAATCTTCAGGGTCTAAGTCGTACATCATATCTTAAAATTGAGTTGGTTAAACGTAAATAATTACTTGTCTCGAGTCTCATTTGCATTTCAAGTCCGCAAGTAATCTGACCTTGAGTAGCTTGTTCTAATATCAAACTTTCTAGTTTAAATATTTTCTCGTATGATTCCTGTATTTGTTTTGTCATATAAAGTTTTTAATTTTAATTTCAATAAATTTATCCATTAGTTTAATTT